TTTTTTATCTTAAAACAGATACTGAATAAGTTCTTTAACCAGTTCTGCAACGACCTACTTCAAAAAGAATTTGAATGCCTTTTGAGCAACGCTCTGTAGGCGAGAGCGTTGCTAAGCACTAATTTTAAACTTTTTCATAAATATAAGTTTAAAGATTTTAGGCTTAATGTTTAATGTCCCCATAGCCATTTTTGGACAGGGCAAAGATAGTGAAAAATATGATAATAGCATGGTTTTCTTGCGGTGTAACCTCCGCAGTCGCTTGTAAAATAGCATTGAGCCTGTATGAAAACGTTCGGCTCTACTACATAGAAACTGGTTCATGTCACCCGGACAACGCCCGTTTTCTGTCTGATTGCGAAAAGTGGTACGGTCAGCCCATCCATACTATCCGAAGTGATAAATATACTTGCGTATCTGACGTATTACGGAAGAAGCGATATATCAATGGATCTACTGGAGCAGCTTGCACATTTGAATTGAAGAAGCAAGTCAGGTACAAATTGGAAAAAGAGCTTGGAAGTTGGGACGGGCAAGTTTGGGGCTTTGATTATGACCCTAAAGAAATAAACCGTGCCATCCGGTTAAAACAACAATATCCAGATACAAAGCCACTGTTCCCGCTTATTGAACGGCAAATAACAAAGCCGGATGCGATGGGGATGCTTTGGAAAGCTGGCATTAAACGATACTTCGTTGCTGTGAATAAATGGCACGTAGAAAAGATAGATATGCCTCTCAAAGTCGCCAATCTAACGAAGGCGAAACGTAAGATAGAGATTTTAATAAGTAACTACGAGCTAAACCCGATGCTGTTTGGCTAAAAACTTGAACTAAAAGAGTATTTTCAGTTAATTAAATTCGACTACTCAAAAACTCACAAAGCAACAGCCGAAGAACTTATCAAGCATTTTAATTCGTAACAAATTTAAAAAGAAATCAAATGGCCTTGGGCGGCTTTATAAAACCCATAAATAAGATGAAAGAGATGTACTGGATTGAAAGATTGGATAATATTCAATGTGTCTTAATAATAGCATTAACATGGTCTGTTATATGGCTACTTATCGTACTTATTGTCCATTTTATGAATGATGACGAAAATGATTCCCTCGATAAAGAAAGATATAGGTCGCGAAAAATAGCTGGAAGTATTATAGCGATATGTACGCTGATTTTGACGTTCCTACCAAGTACCGAAGAAATGTATTGTATCATAGGTATTGGAGGGACTATTGATTATCTGCGACAGAATGAAACAGCGAAGCAGCTTCCAGACAAATGCGTTAAAGCATTGGACTTATTTATAACTAAAATGACAGACGAAAGTAATAACTCTCAAAAATAAAGAAAGGAAAACCTATGTTTAAAGATATAATCGAATTAGACAAACAAGTCGTAGACCGGATCGTAGATAAGGTCCACGAAAACAATTTGGAAATTGAGATGGAAATGGGAGTTGTAAAGGACGGTATGGTTAAAGTCCTCTTCCTCTATGAAGATCCGGAGCTTCTGCAAAGCGTGATAAACGAATCCGTTACTGAAGAGTACGATCTCCCATAAACAGTCCTCTGCCAATCCATTGTAAATGGTTTCATTTGACCCCGAATCAATGAAACAGAACTGATCATGTAACTAATCCCTTGAACTATGTATTTTAATGATGATGAGATAAGACGTATCAAAGATGCTGCCACAGGACATTTGCTTGATGTTGCGCAAGACTTCCATGAACTCAAACGCTCCGGAGTGAATTACAATTGCGATTGTCCCCGGTGCAAAGCCGCAAAGAAACTCTCAATTAGTCCGGCCAAACAAATCTTTAAATGCTTTGGATGCAATGAATTGAAAGGTGGAGATTCGGTTTCTTTCTTAATGTCCGCTGAAGGAATGACCTTCAATGATGCTCTTGACTACCTTGCCAAAAAATTCAATGTCATTCCCGATCAACGTCCGGCCATCAAGAAACAGCCGGCAAAAAAGATGAAAAAAGGCAGCAAGGCTGCCAAAGGTATCGATGTCGACAGTTATTGTGCCAGGATGCTGGCAGAATCAGGTCTTACCTTTGAGGATGTCACAGCAAAGGTCTATAAGACAGGAGATACACAAAGTATATTCGAACAACGTACTTTCCGTCCTGGTACCATTGATGAACGAGGAATGTTAACCACTAAGGGAGATGATGTCATCATTGAATATTATGATCTGGAAGGAATGCCGGTTGTCTTCACCCGGAAAGATAATAAAAGAAGGGACGTTGGTACTCCTCAAGAATATTATCGTATCAGATGGCAGTTTCCGGATGCCCACCTTGATAAAGAGGGTAAACCTTACAAATACAAATCCCCGCGTGGCAGCGGTACTCCGATCTATATTCCGGAGCGCATACGCAGTCTCTATAAGTCAAAGACAAAGATACCCCGTCTCTATATTCAGGAAGGTGAAAAGAAAGCGGAGAAAGCATGTAAGCACGGTATCCCCTCAATCGCAGTCAGCGGTATACAGAATCTCGGTCTTTACGGTGCCCTTCCGGAAGACCTGGTGAAAATCATCTCTACCTGTGAGGTACAAGAGGTTGCTTTTATCTTTGATTCGGACTGGGACGATATCAGCTCCAATATCCGGATCAATGATCAGGTCGAAAAGCGTCCCCGCTGTTTTTTCTATGCAGCAAAAAATTTCAAAGAATATATGCGTTCTCTCAAGAACCGGAACATCTTCGTTGAAATATTCGTCGGACACATTAATAAGAACGAAGCAGGAGACAAAGGCCTTGATGATCTGCTCGCAAATTCTCTGCGCGGAAAGGAAGAAGAACTGGCCGCCGATATTGAGTTTGCCTGCAATGAAAAGAAAGGTTTGGGAAAATACATTGAGATGTTCAAGGTAACTACCTGGACAGATCATAAATTGCAAGAATTATGGGGACTCCACTCTCATGAAGTCTTTGCCGAGCGTCATGCCGACCTCCTGCGTAACCTGCCGGAGTTCCTATTCGGCCGATATCGATGGAAATTCGACGAACATGGAAAAGTAATCTTGGCACAACCTTTTGACGATGATGAAAAGTTCTGGAGAGAAGTCACTAAATATGATCGTAGCCAAAATGAACGTATTGAATATGAGTTCTGCTATGTCAACTCACAAAACTTCTTGCAAAACAGAGGATTCGGACGTCTTCGGAGAATTGATAAGAGTTATCAGTTCATTCACCTTGAACCGCCTGTCGTTCGTGCTATCGATGCCTCTGATGCCCGTGACTACCTGTTTCAGTTTGCCAAGCATAATTGCAAGACTGAGGTAAATGAAATGTTGATTAAAGGCGTGTCTCAATATGTGGGTCCGGACAAGTTATCCCTGCTTGAGTTCATTCAGCCCAATTTCGTTAAGCCCAACCGGGAATCCCAGTATTTCTATTTTGATAAAAATTGCTGGCTGGTCACAAGAGACTCTGTAAGCGAACTCGGTTACGAGAATATCACACACCACATCTGGGAAGAGCAACGTAAAATGACACCGGCCAAATATCTGGGTAAACCGTTGGTTACTTTTAGCCGGCAAGACAACACATTTACTTATGAACTTTCAGAGGCCGGTAAGAAATCCCATTACCTCCAGTTCCTGATCAACACCAGTAACTTTACCTGGCGAAAATCTGCTGAAGAAATAGAGCCGGAAGAAGAGAATGAAAATCGTATCCATCTCCTTAGTAAACTGTGTGCAATCGGATACATGGTTATGGAAGCGAAAGACAATAATGTGGCCAGAGCTGTCATCGGCATGGATGGCAAGCAATCTGAAGTAGGAGAAAGTAACGGCCGTTCCGGGAAATCACTTGTAGGGGAATTGATGCGTAATATCATTCCTACAGCCTATATTCCCGGAAAACGCTCTGATCTTTTTAATGATCAATTTGTATGGAATGACATTCAGGAAAACACTAAACTCGTTTTTATTGACGACGTGTTACAAAACTTCAACTTTGAATTTCTGTTCCCCAACATTACCGGGGATTGGTCAGTAAATTATAAAGGAGGTAGAAGGATCACTTTACCATTTGCGCGATCACCCAAAATGTATATTGCTACCAACCATGCCATCCGTGGCAGTGGTTCAAGTTACACGGACCGCCAGTGGCTGCTTGCATTCTCCGATTTCTATAACGATACCCATAAGCCGGTTGACGACTTCGGGGTCCTCTTCTTCTCGGAGTGGGATTTTGAACAATGGAATCTTACCTGGAACCTGCTGGCCAATTGCGTCCAATTGTATTTGACTTATGGCGTTGTCCAAGCTCCCGGCGAAAGGTTAGAGCAAAGAAAGCTGCGTCAGGAAATGGGTGAAACCCTCATCTCCTGGGCTGATGAATACTTCTCCGGAGAAGAGCATCTCAATGTCCGTTTACCCCGGAAAGATTTATATGACGCATTTTGCCAATACGACAATCAGCAACGAAAGTTTGTATCACCAACCGCATTTAAGAAGAAATTTATAATGTATTGTGCATGGAAAGGTTATGTATTCAATCCTCACAAATATGACAGTATAACCGGGAAACCTTTTCAAGTCGATAAGGACGGGAAGGCAGTTGTAGATGATAAATCCGGAGGTGTAGAGTACTTTACGGTAGGAACCGGAGCCCAACCTATCCCGGAAGAAGATAATAGCCGATTACCACAACCGACAGGTAAACTCGTTTTCTAACTTAAACATAAAAACAATGAGTGTAAACAAATGTATTTTTATCGGCAACATGGGACGTGATGCCGAGGTCCGTACCACTGAAACCGGTATCAAAGTAGCCCAATTTTCCATTGCATGTACAGAGCGCGCTTATACAAACAAAGCCGGTCAAACGATTCCGGAGAGAACCGAATGGATACCCGTCGTAGCCTGGAGGGGATTGGCGGAAACCATTGAGAAGTACACCCACAAAGGGAGCAAACTGTATATTGAAGGCAGATTCACAACCCGGAAGTATGAAACAAATGACGGCCAGAAAAGAACCGTTTCTGAAATCGTAGCCGAAAGTATTGAAATGCTCGATCCCAAACGGGATGTTCCCCCACTCCCTCCGGAACCTGAGCAGAAATTGAGTTATAATCCATAAAATGACATGCCATGAACCTATCTTCTTTTAAACTGACCAATATTAACGAATTGATATCCGTATACAAAGAGAATCCGGAGCGCTTTAATCGCTTTTATAACGCAGTGTATCTGCTGCTGGATAGCATTCCGGAATGCGGAAGTATTCGTGTAATGGATCACTGTGAGGCGTCCTCCTATGACTTGTTTATAAAGTGTGCATGTTGGATTATTCAGGAAGAGACGGAACAGAAAGAGTTGACGGATGCATTACTTGAGTTTTCGGATGATTATACAATTATTCGCCGGTGCGCGAAGTTCGTAAAATCCAAATCCTGGGTTCATTTCTACTCACGACGATAGGAGTATATTATCCCAATTTATTACCCTGTAAAGATACGTCTTTTATTTGATATACACAACATTATAATGATAAAAAAAGAGAATAAAATATTCGTAGTCATATCTCCTGATCCCGTCGAGCGTGAGCAGTTGATCGCACGCCTGGCCGTCCGTTTAGGTTTTGCCAAGATTCCGTCCGATGCACTCAAGATCATAAGCAAGGACATTTATTCCTTTGATCTGGCAACTGCATATTTTGTGCTTTGCAGTAACTATCATTTCCGGGGTTCTATCGTCACAACACAACGGTTGTATGAGCTTGCAGCAAGAGGTATATGTGTTTGTGTAGGTGTGAAGTCACTGCCCCGTGAGTACGAGTTGGTATCTCAAGTGTTTTATCCGAATGATTTGCGATAGCACAAGTCGGAGCATTTATCCGGCCGCGGTACGCATCAGCGTATCGCGGCTTTGTTTTTTCCGTCGTTCCCCCTTTACCCCCTTTTGCTTAGAAGAACGTTTTGAACAACTGTGCCTGAGACGAAGTAAAGCCGGCAACGAGGTGTCTATATATTATTTTTATTTTTTCTTTCTTCTGTAAAAGAGACTACCTTAAAAATATAGAATATTTTTGTGCTTTCGTGCAGACAGGTGCAATTCGGTATTTATTACACTATAAATCAAATATTTAAACATAGCACAAATTTCGTACAAAAACGTACGATTCGTACTAAATTGCACAAAACTGCATTTTGTACGCAGAACATATCAATCGTACAAAAACGTACCATGTTTTGTACGGGTATAAACCGATTATAATCAGTACATTATACAATCAGGCTGCACGATTTACACAATTGCACAAAAAAGGAGTACCGTTTTTGCAAGGGGGATTAGTTTGTTCCGGTAAGTCTTGCTTATGTCCGCAAAACTTTGTATATTAGCGTAAACCATTCTATGACCTAAATGATAACTACCAAAATCGAAGTTCCTCCGCATCTATGTGAGTATATCCGCGGCAAATACTGTAACCTGACCTCTGATCCGGTCCGTTTTCCCGATAACCTGAATATCTATCACGTGATATTCGACCTTCTTCAGAAGAGACCGTCGGAAGCTCCGGTTGATCGTGGTAATTTAGAAATCTGTCTGCCTGAACGAAGTATAGGCAAATCCCCAGTGACCTACAACTATTTAGGGCTTCGCTCCCAGGTAATCATTTCCCGGAAAATAGAATTGATGATGTGGGCGGAGTTGCATGAATACCTGGACGAACAGAAGCACCGGTATGGAATCAAATACATTGATGGAGTGCAATTCTTCATGCGCAGATATGGAATTGATTCTCTTACGGAAGAAGCTTTTCTCAAACACTACCAGCGTTGGAGGGCAAAAGTGAGGAGAAAAGAAAAAAGGAGCTATAAAAAGCGAGAATAATTCATCGAGTAAGCGTAGTTAAATGTCCTTTTTTTGAGTGAAAAATGTTCGAAAAGAGAGAATCACAGATAGTATATTGTAAATCAACAGAATATGAATACAAACAATATCGGAGGAGTCATTCAGGCAGATTTCCTGTTCACGGATGAAATAAGTTTATTTTCAGTCATCAATCACTCAGCCGTTATCAGCCTTCACCGGCCCAATACCTGGAGAAACCTGCCTATCACCTATATGGGAGTTTCTCCAGATGTGGAAGCGGACGACACTCAGGCCGGTACGCTATACAAACAAACCCTTACCATCCGCCTGAAACGCACAGGACTGACAGATTCAGAACTTCACATCCTGCGGACTATCAATGTACGTGGTTGCGTAGTAAGATGCAAGGATGCGAATGGCAATATCCGATTGTATGGAAGTAAAGAGTACCCGCTTCTGGGAACCGTGATAGAGAAAACAGGAACCAAGGCCTCCGACCTCTCCGGAATTGAAGCCACTTTTTCCGGAAAAGGCGCCTATCCTCCACTACCTGTTACAGAGTTATAACCGTCCTTCGACATCATTATATATAGCCGTATCATTGCAACAAAATAAGTGCAATGAGCCAAAAACGCATCATCTTATCAGATTCATCACTCAACCGGTACGGCTACCGGGTTCTTACTGCTGGACTTCTTCTTGAAGCTTTCATTGACAACCCGGTGATGCTGTATGGGCATTTCCGTGATGAAGGATCACCCCTATGGTGTGATTACAAAGCAATCGGATATTGGGACGATATCAAGATAGAGGACGACGTGCTTTCTGCTATTCCTGTTTTCGACAAGGTAGACGATTTATCGAAGACCATTGCCGCGAAATACGAAGCAGGGACCTTACGGGCCGCAAGTATTGGTATACGTATCCTGGCCACATCCTCCGAAAAAGAATATCTGCTTCCGGGACAAACACGCGAAACTGTTACCAAAGCAGAAATCATGGAGGCTTCCATCGTGGATATCCCGGCCAATTCCCATGCTGTGCGCTTATACGACCGTTCCTCCTCCGTTTTACTGGCAGCGGGTATGGACACGAATATTGTGCCAGCATTAACAATCCCAAAAGAAAAGGCAATGAATTACAAACCATCATGGACCGGCTTCCTCTCTTTCCTGGGAATTTCAAAAGATAAAGCGGAAACCACCGAACTGTCTGCTGAAAACCTGGACTCTATCCATGCTGAAATGGAACGATTAAAGACAGAGAACGCTACTCTTGTACAGGCTAAGACCGATATTGAAGAGAAACTTAACTCTGCCAACGCGAAGATTACAGAGCTGAACGGTTCTACATCCGGCAAGGATAACGAGATCAGTACTCTCAAGAACTCTATCACTGAGAAGGATTCTAAAATCACCCAACTTGAAGAGCAAGTGAAGAATCTGAAGAACGGTCCTACACCGGGGCATGCCGGTCTGACTCCTGAACAAGAGCCTGAAGGTAGCGGAACCCAGGAAGAGTTATCTGCTTTTTGTGACCAGAACGCAGGAAACTATCAAGCCATCACCGAGAAATTAAAAGCTGAGGGCCTGTATTAATAACCTAAACTTTAACTATTAAAAAGTCTATTCAAATGGCTGCAAATAAACTAATTGATGTCTCTAAACTGAACGAAGCACTGGTCATTTATGACCAGGCACTTCGTGCGCTGCCGTTTGCCACCCTCACCGAAGTGGCAAACCTACTGAAGCTGAATGTTATGGACCTGCAAGGCAAACACGCACGTATCAACGAGCGTCGTCGTGCCGGTGGTACGCAATCGTATAAAATCGGAAAGAACTTCGGACTGGTCGATAAACTCTTAGGTTACGAACCCTCAGTCATCGAGCCAAAAGATGTTGTCTGCATCACCAAAGAAAACTCCCAGAAGTACGATGATAACGAACTGCTGATCATCGGTGGCACTCCGGTAAGCAACACTACAAAAAAACATCCGATGGAAACCAAGGTTGCATTTACCCTGGTACGTTCGCATCTGGAAGATATCGTATATAGCCTGTTCTCTGCCGAACGGGATGAAGATTCCAACTCACCCGGCGGGGCTTTCGATGGTATTTATACCAAGATGGACATGCTGATCACTCGTGGCGATGTAAATGCGGCCCGTGGTAATTTCGCTATTTCCGGAGAGTTTGCCGCGCCAACATCAGATACAGATTATGCAGCTTACGAGAATCTGGTGGAATGGATCGGAGGGGCAAACACCTACCTTCGTTCTTCAATAGGCGGTGTACCACAGCTTTTGTGTGCTGAAACCGTTTTGAAAGCTGCCCGTTCAGCATTACGTAATAAGTTACGCATGCAGGAATATCCTTCCATGCAACGCATGCTTGAACTCTTGCGGGAAGACGCCATGTGTCCGAACCTGATTGTCTCCTCCCACGAAGCTTTAGGCCAAGGTTCCCGGCTGACCCTTCAGAAAGTTGGTAACATAGACGTGGCGTTCAATACTCAAGCGGCTTCTAAATTCTGCCAGATACGTGATATTTACGAGGACCCGAACGAATGGCAGTTCTGGTTGCAGGCAGGATACGATACACGTATCAATGACTGGCATGAGAAAGTCTTCCGCTGTAACGAGCAGAAGAACGAATCTCTCGACCTGGCCGGCGACTATTGTAAAACCGGTGGAGTGCAGGTAGCCATCACCGGCACCGACAAAGGCCAATGGAGTATCCAGGGAAAAGTTGCCAAACGCGGTAACGGCCAATGCATCATTGGACTTCCTCCGGGAAAATACACCATCGAGTTCACTGATGCCGATGGCAAGACCAAACCGGCAAATACACAGGTTACAGTTGTTGCCGGTGAAGTAGCCACCGCTACCGGAGCCTATACTTAACTAATCCGGGGAAGGGAGTCTTACCTTCCCCTACATAAACTAAACAATTACCTGATTATGAAACGATTTATTCTTTGCATTTCATGCCTGCTTATCTGCTGCCTGTTCTTGTTTCCGGAAGTACAAGCGGCCATTCCGGATACCGGAAACTGGATCAGCCATCATCTTCTGACATCAGACGGTTTAACCGTTCTGGCTGCCGGTCCGGCATTTGCCCCGTTAAAATGGAATATCGGGCAAAACAACATGGGAGGTTATAAAGGACGGCTGCTCTTTATTCCGTATGACGCTCCTTCAACCGTACCAATGATTCCGGTAAAGCCTACTACGAATGAGGACCTGATTACCGCTTCAGGATCATTCACTTTTCCAAGTGGCGGAACCTACACTCAGCCGATTTACTTGTATTCCACAAAAGGGAAAGTAGGTTATAAAGCGGAAATTCAAGGCGAAACGGACGGAAAATCTTTTAAGCAGACTTTAGAGTTTTTCTTTCCCGGCAATACTCCGGGAATGCATGCTTTCAGTACACTTGTCAAGAACACTCCGGGGTACTTCGTCTTCGAAGATTCCGACGGCCAACAATTCCTGATGGGTAAACCGGGCATGTATGCCGATGTATCACCCTCCTTTGATGGTGGTAAGCTCGCCGCCGATCAGCGGGGAACTGCCTATACAGCCACTTGTGACGCAAATGAATCGGCTGTTGTTTTAGGAACACCAATCGACATGGAAGTCATTGCAGGCCTAAAACCGGCTCCAAGTCCCGGAGGTTAACATAATACATATATTTTATGACAAGAAACGAACAGTTAGAAAAATGGTTGTCAAACCGTCAGCGTACCTACGCTGACGGTATGGAACTCTTTAACGCTTTAGCAAAGGCAAACACCAAGAGCAGCTATGGGAACTATCTTTCCCAGGCACCGGAGAATCCTCACATTTTCGATCCCCACTTTACACAATTAGTCAATATACTGACTAAAATAGCCAGGGAAATAAAAGATGCTCCTTCTGTTTACCCGGCTGCATTCGAAGAGATCCTGATCGTTCAAACACTGAATGACGAACAACGGACTCAAGAAACCGATATCCGGAAAGAGGCAATCGACCGCCTCCAAGAGGAGATCGACGGACTGCATAACCGTATCAGCGAACTTGAGAGTGACACGGAAAATCATGCTGACGAACTCTCAGCTTTAAATGAAGAGTTCGAGGAGAAAATGAAAGAGCTCTCCGCTATCCGGGGCGAACTGGATGCCTTGAACACTCTGGGCGTCAAGATCGTAACAGAAGAATCCCTCACTCCTGCCTTACGTAAAGCATACGCCCGTATCAAAGAGATCGCTCCCCTGTACGCCAGTCTCCATAATGATATTGCGAATCCGAATATCCCGGCAGAGGAACGTCACCCCCTCGCAGAAGAACTCTGCAAGTTGGACGACGAACGTCGCAAACTTTGGAAACAGATTGACGATTACGCAGAGGGCAAACAGGCAACCTTAGAGCTTGATGCTAAACGTCCTGAGTATAGTGAAAATGCAGTGGTCAGAGGCTTCGAAATAGCCCGTCAGATCAAACGTCTGAAGCAGAACATTACGAACAGCAAAACAGCCGCAGAGAGGGCCGGGAAAGAGGGAAAGCAGGCTGTTCTGCAGAACGCACTCGACCGGATTGCTAAATACGAAACTGAATTAGCCGCTTTAACGGCAGAATTATCGGCAGAACAAGGTGAAAAGGTTTCAGGATAACTTTCCTTTGGCTTTGTGTCCCGGTTCTATCGAACCGTTCATGCACAAAGGAGACTGGGCAATACATGAAGTGTTGCCCTCTCTTTTATCTGAAATCGGACCGGCGGATATAAGGATCGCTACATTCAGTATCTCAGAGGACAGTTTACGCCCTCTCTTCTTCCTGGCCGATGATAAAAAAATTACAGGTCTGACCCTCCTGCTCGATACGACGGTAAAACGGCACAAGCTTGACTTGTTACTGTTTGCCTCCAACATCACACCACGCATACGGATTGACTCCTGTCATGCAAAAGTGTTATTGGTGGAAAATGACAAATATCAGTTCGGTATTGCCGGTTCCGCGAACCTGAACCAGAATCACCGCTGGGAAAATGGCTTCTATTTCACTTCCGGAAAGCATTTCAATTACTTCTCGGAAATGTTCGAGCAGGCATATAATCAAGCAATCAGTTACGAAATATTAGAATAGAAATGGAGTTATCAGATGAAACCTTGCAACAAATCAGAGAGATGGCCGCAGCTCTGCTGCCTCCGGCAGAAATCGCCATTCTAATTTCGCTGCCTGCCGGTGAACGCAGCTACTTCTGTGATATTTGCAAAAATCATCATCATTCTCCTATCTACGAAGCATACCATCAGGGACGCCTGCAAACAAAATTCGAACTCCGAAAAACTGTGATCAAGTTAGCCAAGGCCGGAAGTCCGGCGGCCGAGCCACTTGCTGATAAATACATGAAAGAACAAATCATCAACGACTAAATTATGCCGAAAAAAGACACAACCTACGACCGCATCGAACGCTCCCTGTTCAAAGATCGGGGTGAATCCGCTCTCCAGTTATCACCAAAGGAGATGGAAATTAAGAATCGGATGATGCTTTGTGTTAGTAAGAAAATGGAAAGCCCATTAATTGAAGACCAGGAGCTCGTTACTTTTCTCATGCACGGATGTGGAGGGCAAGCGGAACCTGTTTCCCAATCACAGGCCTATCGCGATATCGGTATGATCAACCGGCTGGTCGGTAACATCCAGTTAGCGGCCAAATCTTGGTATCGCTACATGATTGTAGAAGGAGGAAAGAAGGCATTTCAACTCGCTATCGACAACGGAGATGCTAAAGGAGCTGCCGCCGCTCTCGACAAGATAGGTAAATACACCCGTTCCGACAAAGACGATGACGCATTCGACTTCGGTCAGCTTATTCCCCCATCTTTTGAACCTTCTGACGATGTGACGACACTTGAGGGTATTGAAGTGATAGACAATCTGGAGCAACGCCGCCAGGAACTCCGCAGCTTATGCAAAGATATGTTGACCAAACAGGCGACAGATATTCAAACCATTGAAGAGGAGGATATTGAAGAATGACAGCCCAAGCCTCTCCCATACCATCGGCGTACGAACTCCGGATGAAACAGGCCAATGTGATACGGAAGTTCTTCAACAAAATGCAACGCCAGGCAATGGCTATTGCCGCACATGACGAATACATCGTTGCATCGCGTGGTACCGGTAAGTCAGAAGGTATCGACGCCCGCTTCATTCTCAGAAACGTCTGGGAAATGCCCGGTTCATTGGGTGGAATGATCTCTCCCAGCTATGCCAAGGCATGGGGAAATACCCTTCCGGCTATCTGTAAAGCACTCGCCGAATGGGGATACATTCAAAATATCCATTATGTCGTTGGCCATAAAGCACCACCTTCCATGGGCTTTGCCAAGCCTGTCCGTCCGGTACTCGGAGACGGATGGAGTAATGCTTTCCATTTCTGGAATGGCACGGTTATGGTTATTCTTTCCTTTAATCAAGGGATGTCCGCAAACTCCATGTCGCTTGACTGGGTGATAGGGCCGGAGGCAAAGTTCCTTTCCTATGACAAGATAAAGAACGAGGTCAATCCGGCCAACAGGGGAAACCGGCAATATTTCGGGCACTGTCCTCACCATCACAGCGTATGTTACTCAACGGACATGCCCGGATCATCCATGGGACGTTGGATTCTCGACAAACAGGAAGAGATGCAGCCCCCACATATCCAACTCATTCGCAACCTGTATAAAGAACTTCAGGATTACAAACGTAAACCGCTGACCGAACACACCATGCGGATGATCCGGGAACTTCAACGTGATCTTGACATAGCCCGGAAGTTTCAGCCTGCACTCAAACCGAATGATAAGAAAAAACGGGAATACACTGTATTTTATGGTGAATATGATGTCTTTGATAACCTTGAGGTCCTGGGAGAAGACTTCATTTGGCAGATGCAACGTGATTCTCCCCCGTTGGTATGGCGTACCGCCTTCCTGAACGAACGGCTGATGAAAGTTCCCAATGGCTTTTATAGTGCCCTGGACGACCGCATACATTTCTATCAGCCGGCTGATAACGGAAGGCTGAAGAATCTTGGAAGTAATTGGAAGCAACTGAGTTCCTGCGGCTGCCTGGGAGACGGTGACCTTGATTTTGACAAAGAACTGCATATTGCATTCGACTCCAATGCGTCAATCTCGACAGCGGTAGTGGCACAACTGGACGAGAATACGATGAAAATCATCAAATCGTTCTATGTCAAAACCCCATCCAAACTCGGAGACCTGGTACAACAGATAGCTGACTATTACCGTCCCAAGCTCAATCACGATGTAGTCGTCTACTATGATCATACTTTTACCTGGGAGTCGGGCTCCACAACAGAAACCTATGCGGATATCATTGAACGTGTATTCAAAGAGAACCGGTACACTCCTGCAATGGTATATGTCGGACAGGCACCCAAACATGAATGGAAACACCTCAATATCGATCTCGCATTGAAAGGTGATCCGCAATTCCTGTGGATTCGTTTCAATCTCTATCAAAACGAGTTCCTCAAGATCGCCATGGAGCAAACCGGTATTAAGCAGGGTAAAAACGGTTTTGAGAAGGACAAAGCTCCGGAAGGTACTGACGATACTCCGGACAATCCGGATCAATACAAAACCCATGTTACGGATGCCTTCGACACATTATGGCTCGGTATGAATTTCTACTTCACACGTCCGGGAACCGGCACCGGAGGAATATTTTTCCTCAATCGGAAATAAAATACCGCTTTTCGTAATTGCTAAAATTACGTCAAACAACCGCCATTTCAGGCGTTTAAAATCCCGCCCCCTCTGCCAAAAGAGTAATCGGCGGACTCCGCTTCACCCCGGCGCAGCCGGGCGACGCAAAAGCATTCTCCCCCTCTCTCAAGGTCTGTCAGAGTGCTTTTGCTGCCCGCTGTGCCACTTTTTCAATCATTCCAGCACATTTCTTAAATAAAACAATCTTATTTTTGCTGATTTCTACCTTTACTTTATCTCCTAACTGGAAACCGTATTTTTTTAAATACTCTCCTTTCAAATTAAACCCGATTGTGCCTTTACCATTTTGCGGAAGTCTGACACATTGCAAAACTTTCTCCATATTGCTAACATTTAGGGGTATAACGTACAAAATTGGCGGGAATCATGTTTTTTACCGGCTGTATGATCCCTGTCACCGGTAAAGGCTTTAAATCATCCGCACATGCAGGCGGTTGGTTTATTATTCCGGCTTCCACTTCATAAACGGTCGGTATCTTGGTTACACTATCAACGATAATCAACCAACGATGCCAATATTGATCCGTCAAGGCATTCATGTGCAATACTTCCCCGTTTAAGCTGTTCAGACACAAATTAATGATAGTCATGAGACAGCAGGTATATGAGATATCAATCCCGACAAAAGTCAATGCTCTATCCTTTTGGGCTGCTGATAAAAGGAGTCTTCCGCTACCGCATGCAGGGTCCAATACCCTCCGATCTCCCTGTTTAGGCTGATCACTTACTTTAGGAGCTGTTATCAATTGGTTCATTAATTCACATACCCCAAACGGTGTAAAAAACTGCCCGTTTTGGGCGTTGCTTAAAAACTCTTGAAAATAGTCTCCGAACGGGTCTACCAGTGGTTGCCTGTCCATCTGCATAACAAGTGCGGCAAAAGCCTGTGAAAACAAATCCAGTTCTGTTTTGTCATAGGGCTTTATCGTTTTGAAATAAAGTTCTTCCTTACGTCCCATTGAGAGACAACAAACGACTATTTGCAGAAAGTCATTAAATACCTTTTCCCGTCCGTGTTTTGGGGATAGCTTTTCCAAATACTCCCCATAAGTAGTTAAATCATTGTTTTTCATATACCTGCAAATTTGAGAATACAAAACAAATCGGATAGAAATTCATTGGGTCATTATCTTCTCCCTGTGCTTCTTCTACTTGGGTCGTCTCTACTTTCTTAGGTGCACCCCAAAGGCATAAGGCATGGGAACCTTTTTTAATACTCCTGCCCTCCTTATTCCACTGTTTCAGCGTTTTAAGTTCGGTATGACCAGACTGTGCGTATATCGCTTTCAGTCCATCGTTTACCGTAGGAATAGCAGCCTCTTTCACCAAAATTTGAAGCGGCTTTGATAAACCTTTTAATATTGTGCGTTTTTCTTGAATTGTTTTTGCAGAATCAAAAATATTTTCCATCTTTGCAGTACGTTAAAAATTAAACTTCGGTTTGATTTTGTTCCCCCTTCATCGGTGCAACGATGTAGGGGGGATTTTGTTTTAATTTAGCCGTTCCAATTCTGAACGAATTTCTTCTTCGGTTTTCGCCAAGTGATTATTTAAATCTAACATCCAATCAGATAGCAACTTACCAATTGCAACGGGATTACTTGTAGAAATGGAAAGCCCTTTTGCGTCTACCAAAGTAAGTTGGGCATTATTTTTATCATGTGAGATAGTAAAGCTTTCAAGCTGTTTCCGCTTTTCTCTCACTTCTTGATATTTCTGACGGAGCAGATAAACACGCTCCGCCTTATCGGTCAGTTCATCAATACTTAGACGCTTATTGGGTGCGGCTACTACGGAAGAACTCTCTTTCTTGGAAGTTTGAACGGGAGTTTCAACTTTGGCCGAAACCTGTTCTTTCGTTTCTTCTTCGGTTGGAAGGGATGGCAGCACAATTAGAGGGGCTGTTTCATTCTTCTTATTAGCTACATTACTTAACACTACGGCTTTAGCCTCTGCGCTTTTTGCGCTCGATACATTTTTCATTTTGTTTTACGTTAAAAATTAAACATTTAAGTGATAGGAGTGCAACCCTATCCCCTTTTGATTACATTACAAATATAACACTTTTTTTTCATACACGAAAACATAAATCCTTGTAAAACAGTGCATTAAATACATGCCACAAATAAATATCACACATCACATACAGACGTTTGCTCTCTTGTCTCAAAATTATTTTTCCGACATCCGAATCATTTTTTCAAAAATCAACCCGCATTGGGTTAACAAAGAGATACTTTTGGGAAGAAAAAGCGTAAACCTATAATTTATGTTAACGCAATTTTAAATCTCAGAAGATTCCCACGGCAAAAAAAATAAAATACTGATTCACAAAGAAAAAAGGGTCTTAAAGGGGAAAAATTTCCCCTTTATCCGTCGGAAGACCACGCACCGCCCTCGGAAAAAGTTTCGCCTCAAACTTTTTTTTCTCTCTTATATGCTGCCCCCTCCTCAAAAATCATCGCACATGCGATACCGCTCCGGCACATTGTGCCGTTTTTCTGTCCTTTACGTAAGCGCTTGTACACAATACATTTGCAATAAAAAAGCGATGAATGAGATTCTAAATTATATCATGGTCTTTCTCTTCGGTGGCGGTTTAGTCGGAACCGCCACAGCATTTGTCACTATCAAATACACCAAGAAACGTGCAGAAGCTGATGCAATGAAAGCGATGCAGGATGTCTACCAGGAAATGATCACCGATCAAAGAAGTTACATCAACTCACTCAAACAGGATAAAGAAGATAGTGAGGCACGCTGGGAAAATAAAGTTGAAACATTATCCAAACGTATTGAGACTATGGATTTGAAAATCAACGAAAACAATCGTTTGATAACAGAGCTAAAAACCATGAAATGTACCGATTTAATTTGCCAAAACCGTAAACAATGAAACATCATGTACACCTTATCATTTATTTTGCTTGCATTTCAGTTGGTATACTGCTGTGTGCTTGTCGTTCTTCTTCTCTACATTCTAATCAATTCAAAGAGAATGGAACTTTTCAGCATAATTACAATGAACTCAATACCGGTACCGAAACCATTGCCTCACAAGTCAAAACCACTAAAGACGAACACGGTTCATCCTGGAAGATCACGTACCATTTTGACACGGCACAAACACCCGATCCCACAACAGGCCTACCCCCGCTATCGGGTATCGAGATTGAAGGGAGCGAAAAACAGAGTAAAACCGCGCAGGAAAGTAATGACACTGTACACTCTTCGAACAGCTCTTCAAAGAGAGAGGTATCCGGTCAAACCATACAAAGGGAATCCGGGACAGAGACCAGGAAAGATAGCAAAGTAGCAACCGGTACGGATGATGGCATAAGAAACGGCCTCAGTATCGGGATACCTTTGCTTTTTATCATCATAGCACTATCGTATTATGCCAAGCGACAGAATATATCAAAGTAAAGTCTGGGAACTTATGGAGCAACGGAAAGAGGGTAAACCCATTGAGTTCTCCATTGAATTCTGCAAAAAAAGTACCGGTGAACTCATTACTTACGAGCGTGCGGTACTTAGTTCATTTCATAGTAGCGGAAGCACTGTCAACATACTTCAAATAGGTGAGTATGCTCCCAGGAAAATCCGGAGATGTCTGATTACACGATTTAATAACATCAAAGTTTATTTCTAATGAAGAAGAAACAACCTGAGCCCCAATTATTTCAAAAAGGATATGAAACTTATGCAGTCACCAAAGGCGGAAAAGGAATCATAAAGTTCAGTGATAATAGCGATATCACAACTGACCGGGAGACCTCTACCGTTGAAGTAGTCCCCAAAGGGAAAGCGGCTCCAATTAAGTTTGTTCCCAGAGGGCGGAACAACAACATGATGTATGACATTATGAAGAAGATCGGGGCAAACGTAACTGTCGGCAGCAATGTGGAATTTAAAAACAAGGTAGTATATGGAGATAGTGTCCTCGTATATCGTAAATACCGGGATAAGGAAACCCGAAAAATCATCAAAGAAGAAGTCTTGCCCGAAGAATATCCGGATATATTCGATTTTATAGAAAACAATGACATACCATTTATCCGGATGGAGATAGCGAATGATTTAGTGATCTTCTACGATGCATACGTCGAATATATTTTTAATCAGGACACTCAGCCCAGACTGGTACAAGTAAAGGCAAAGGAAGCAACCTGTTCACGTATTAGCGTAATCGATGAGAGGACCGGCAAGAGTGAATATCATGGTTACTCAGCCAAATGGCATGAAGGTATGCCGGATGATGTAATTGCGACGCCACTACTGGACCGCCAGGCACCTTTGCGGGATTTAAAGACACGAATGGGTTTGCTTCCCAATGAAAAGGGAACAAAAGAGATCGTCAAAGACCGCCGCTTCATCCATAACATTCGCATAGCGACTCCCGGACGATTCTATTACAGTAAACCATATTGGTGGAGTGTATTCGTTTCCGGATGGTACGACTTTGGGAATGCCATTCCTATCTTTAAGAAGGCTTTGATCAAGAATCAAATGGCATTGCGCTACATCGTCTACATCAAAGAGGATTTCTGGGGAAAATTATACGCGGATGAAAAGATTACGAACGAAGCAGACCAGGCTGTACGGCGGGAGACCTTCCTTCAGGACATGAATGACTTTCTTGCCGGAGAAGAGAATGCAGGTAAAGGCTTCGTGTCCCATTTTCGTTATGACCGAGTAAAAGGATTTGAGGATAAGGATATCATCATAAATACTTTAGATTCCTTCTTCAAGGGTGGCGAATACATTGAAGACAGCGAGGAAGTAAGCAACACCATCTGCTATGGCATGAATGTACATCCCTCCATCATTGGTGCCGCTCCCGGCAAAGGTAAGAGTATTAACGGTACTGAAGCCCGTGAGCTGTTCATCATCGAACAAGCCTTAATGAAAATGTTTCAGGAAGCCACGCTCACTCCCCTTTATTTTGCCAAAGCCGTAAACGGATGGCCGAAAGATATCTACTTTTCCGTCACCAACTGTCAGCTTACCACACTTGACAAAGGGACAGGAGCTACTAAAAATACAGGTTTAACCCCAGAAACAGAAGAAAAATGAATGCTATCATCCCTGACATCGACACACTCAAGAAAGTAGTCAAAATCAATGCTACACTGCCTGACGAAGCTATCAATCCGTATATTGATGATGCTATGGATATCTATCTGACGCCATACATCGGTATCAAAACCGTAGAAAAGGCACTGACCGGAACTGATAAAAGGCTGAATGATAAAATTCTCCGCACCCTGGGGCCTCTCACCCTGATGCTTGCCACTCCGGAACTTGGCATACGTATCGGAGACAGTGGAATTACGGTCGAAAACAAACAAGGTACCTACTCACCGGCCAATGAAGCAAAAATTGCCGCCGCTAAAGAAAGCTTCTACTTTCGTGGCATGCAGGCCCTTGATCGGCTACTCACTTTTCTGACCGATCATCCGGAAACTTACCCCGAATACGTCGAGCACTGCAAACAAGTCACAGATTCTTCTCCATGCTTCATCCGTGATGCCAGAGAATTTCAAGATACCGGTTTAGTCAATATCGAGTATTCTACCGTATCGTTCCGTATGATGCTACCTACTGTCCGGCAGTTGCAAGAACGCAATGTGCGTGAAATACTCAAAGAAGACCTATACCAACGTCTGCTTGATGCCCACACCGCAGGGAAAGAACTGACACCTAAAGAAAAGGTACTGCTGGGGCACATACTCCGTTACCTCGCTAACAAAACCGCTGAACTCTATACATCACAGACCTCACGTGAACAGCGTACCATCAACGACACACCGGAGTTTACTCCCATTATCCGGCCCATCTACCAGGATCAGGCAGCAACCGGTAATTTCTTCGCCGATCAAGCGACCTACTACGCCGGAAAGATACAAAATTTCATTTCCGAAAATGCTGAGGAGTTAGGAGTCACACCAACCGTTACCGCTATAAACTTTAACTCCAAAGAAAAGCGAATATTCACCTCTATATCATAACAATATGCACACCATTCAGATAAATGATGATTGTTACCGAGTTCCGGAAAGCTGGGATGAACTCACCGAAAAGCAACTGAGCTACCTGGTTAATCTTACACAAAGCGATATTCCCATTGAAGAACTGAAGGTACACATGATGCTATATTGTCTCAATGCACATGTTTACCGGTATCGGGATATCTATCGCCATCAAGTAAAGATCAGCATTGGGACTTCCGGCAATAAAGTGCCTTTCCGCACACACAAGAAGAAATATTTGCTTTTTCCTGAAGAAGTCAATCGGTTGGCCGAACTCTTCGACTTCCTGTTGATGTGCGAAAAGGATACCGAAATGAAATACCATGTACACCCGGAACTAACTGTCAATCCCTATCGGGCATTCTTTTGCCGGTTCCGTAAATTCCGTGGTCCGGAAGATGGGCTGCTCGATATTCGCTTCGAACAGTTCATGCACCTGCAACACTATCTTGACGCCATGAATCAGGACCCGGAACAAATTAACCATGCTCTGGCCTGTTTATGGCACACAAGCAAAACATTCAATATCAATCGTCTGGAGAAAGATGCTTCCATTCTCAGCCATCTTCCCCACAGAGTGAAAATGATTATGTACTGGTACATTATAGGGAGCCTGGCCTATCTTGCCAATGGCTTTCCCCGTATCTTTTCCGGAAACGGAAAGAGTAATGGTCGCGTCTTTGATTCGCAAATGCGTCTTTTAGACTCCCTCGCACAGTCAGACATGACCAAAAAGCCCGAAATAAAAAAAGGATTCCTGATCGATGCCCTGTATACGATGGATGAATCTCTGAGAAAACAACAAGAACTGAATGAAAATATGCAGAACAAATAAAAAAACACTCTCGCATAAAAAATAACGGTTTGTTTATTTGCACAATAAACAAATCGTTATTATATTTGCAGTGTGTTAATGACACAGAGATGTTTGATAAGGTTGAAGGTCTAAATGACCGTGAGGAAATGCTTGATCATTTGAGGTTCCTCATCCGATACGAAGAAGAAATTCTTGAAGATGGAATTCTTTATTCCGAATCGGAATTCTACGATGAACTCTACAGCACCATTACAATGATTGCCGAGAGCTTCAACGAAGAATGAAAAAGGTAGGGATTCATTATGAATCCCTACCATCAACCTTATCAACATCTTCTTTATTACAGATTACATTAATAATATTACATTATGGATAAGCAGACGGAAAATAAGATTAGAGGCCTTGTAGATCAATTCCACCTCTTACGTACCAAAGAAGGTGCTATCAAATTTGATAACATATGGAAAGAGCTGACTGCATCCATCCCACTTGAAGAACGTAGTGAAGCAGGAAGAATCCTCCGTGAAGAGATGAAAAGCCGGAGAGAGCGAATTAGACGTACTGATATTGATGTACGTAATCAGATCGGAGATTTAGGAGACGTTATTTCCTTATCATATATTGCTCAACACTATTTCCAAAAAGATAGGAGCTGGTTAGCTCAACGCATTAACGGAAACATCGTCAACGGAAAACCCAGTGCTTTTACCGATGATGAATTAGAACTATTCAAGTTTGCACTTAATGATATAAAAAATAAGCTATCGGAAACCATATTAAACATCAAATGACATTAACACAACCGAGAGAGGGAAGCCGATACTCCCTCTCTTTTTGTATTTCCAATACCGATAACGGATGGAACGGCTTGGATTAAAGAATAAACATTTGAGCAACTACACCGGAATTGACAAATGTACCGTTTCTTCCATCCTTTCCGGAGACAAGGAATTGACCAAATGGCACAAAGTGGCTCTATACTACTTTTTCAAGTATTATGAAGTAGCCGGCTTTTAATAAACAAGTAGGGGTATCAGCATTGATACCCCTACTCTCTTACATATTATTTAAAATATTTTTTCCGTTTAGCCCATATGTCGTATATGAACGGCAAAGCTACACACAATAACAAAAAGAAATCATCGTATTTCTGCACAATGCCTAATTTGAACAACCCCCTGATTACAAAGTAGACGATTGGTATTAAGCATATTTTGAGAATTAATATTTTTCTATCTTTCGTCATATCAAATTCCTTCTTAGACCTTAACTAACGTCCCATCTGTTGCTATCGTTCAAGCATATAACGGCAGCAGCTCCAGCGACATAACCAAACGCATACTTACGGAACATACTTGCAAGACCTGATCCCATTGCTACGTCTTCATTAAGAGTCAGGCGTTTCACACATGAAAACCATGATATATGCCTATATGTAACTCTGGTTTGTGGAGCGTTTAACGTATACGTTGTGTAGCGTTCGCTGTCTTCTTGCCCAACAACCACCGTCTCAGACTCGTTATTTTTCGAAGTAGCGGTAATTTCATTACCTTTCACAGTTACCGTCACATCAACGGTTCCGTCTTTGTCGATATCTATTCCATACGTATTGTCAGAATAGACCAGAAAATTAAAGTCATAGGATTTTCCAGATATAAAATCCTCAAAACTTACATTCTGTACCTCATTACAATTATAAGTACTGCGTGTATTTGCTGCATTTGTGACATTCATCTTTGTGATGTACGCTTGAGAATCAGGTAAACTCATACTTTCTTCATTCTCATTATTGCAAGATGATAACATAAAACAGGATAAGATTCCCCAAAGCGAAACGAGTAATAAATTCTTTTTCATAATCTAAAAGGTTTAATTAAAAAATAAAATAAAAAATCACTGTTTCGCAAAACTATTGCTTTCCCATAAAAAAAGAACATATTTCATTATTTTTTTTAAGATTCACATTAAAAATACCATAAACATGGTATGTATTCCATAGATTTCTCTTTCATATTTCAGATTATTTTGTACTTTAGCCCCTGCCAAAATAAACCAAAAGCTGTCAATTCCTTATGTCGTGCATCCGTAAAACCGGATGGCCGGGTGGTTCCGGTTGGCACACGACATAAGGAATTGATTATTTATAATATGACCATATCGCAAAAAGAGATAACTCAATCTTTACTATCCTACTTAAAATCAAAAAAATCTGTTAGTACTTTCACCGATGATTATTACTATCACCTCCAAAGTCTGGGGTATTCAGAGATCGAAATAGAACAAATAATCCCTATCCTAATTCAAGCAGGTTATATCTGTTATTTAGGAAATGATCAATATTGGATACAAATGACAGATAAAGGAGAGAAATTTTATACTACTAAAGGCCATTTAAAAAGATACACTACAAAAGAAAAATTAGAGATAGCAGGAGCCATTGCCGGCATTATAGGTACTTTAATCGCATTAGTATCAATCCTATGCTAATCAGTAATATAGAAATAATTAACAGCCACCACCTTATCTCAAGTGATTTTAAACGTCGTTGTATATCTTTTATTTCCTGTTCCTGATTCATATTCTTTCATTTTCATGCTAATATACAAAATTATTATTTTCTTTTGCCGCCTTTAAATTATTTTGTAATTTAGCAGAAACTAAATTAATTATAAATATGAATCTCTTTTCATATGATAGATAATAATATTTTCTCTTGTGGTCCTTTACCATCAAATGATGGATATACATGGACAATTGTTTCTCGTTTAGGCGATATGCTTAACGAAGCTGAAGCCCTATTTGGTGAACGAGATAAAAGATATACAATACTTGGTATTGAGTTAGCTAATATAAAACAACCACAAATATGGTATCCAAACGATTGTAATCATGTCATAATACAGGTCACCGAAGATTGCAGCAACAATATGGAAAGGGCAATATTTCAGGTAGCTCATGAAGCGATACATTGCTTATGTCCCAATCCAAAGAAAAAGACTACTATTTTAGAAGAAGGACTGGCTACCTATTTTTCTATGTATTATACACGTAAACGTAAAATTTATTACAATATTGATAATCTTCAGTATCAAAAGCCTTATGAATTTTGTTCTAAATTACTAAACTATGATTCTGAGTTGATTAAAAAAGCAAGAATAATAGAACCTGACATTTCTTTTATCAGCAAAGAGATATTACTAAATATATGTCCTAAGATAGACCATACTTTATTAGATGAACTAACTAAAAAATTTTAACGTAACTAATAAATTTATACGCTGTCTCTTATACACATCTCCGAGCCCACGAGACT